TGTTAACTGTGTTACGAACAAGTGCGGTCAACTGCTTAGGCTTACGACCCATATCACCTTTCATATCACCTTTGTTAAACTGATCAATATCAGTAGGTGTTAACAACATGCCTAATGAATCAACTACAAACAATACTTTAGGACGGTCTTCTTCCGCCATTGCTTTGTAGTCATCCATAAACGTTGATATAGTTTTTGCTACATCATCAATCATTGACATGTTTAGTTTAAGAAGTTTATCTTCACTTGTGTCAACGTTTAATGCTTGTAACCAACTTTCGTCAAGTGCGTTCTCTGAGTCAATTAGTACAACAAAGATGCCTTGATCCTGTGCGTGTTTTACAATGTTACCAGAGCAAAAGTAAGATTTACCTGCACCTGATTCACCTGCAAACACTGTTACTTTACCTAGTGGCACACCTTTATGAAAGTCGCCTGATACTAGATAGTTTAGTGCATACGAGCCTGTTGAAATCCAATCTGTAGGATCATTAAAGCCACTACTCATGCCTGAGATAGATTTAGTTAAGTCCTTTCGGAACTTACTAACGTCGAATGATTTAGCCATAGTTACTCCTTGTTAAGCCAAAGTGTAGGGGATTGCTCCCCCACATTAATTTTATTATTGATTCTGCCTCGAACGAATCATTGCCAAAATGTCACTTGCATTACCTTCAGCAGGTGTATCTGCCGCTGGTGTTGCCGGAGCCGCTGAAGCAGTTTCTGCTACTGGAGCAGGATTTGCTTTTGGTGCCGGAGCACTTTGACTTACAGCCGTTGCGTTAGGACTTGGTGCTACATTTGGATCACCAGTTCTAGCCGCCATACCTGATGGACGGAAGTATTGTGACCAACGATCTGCATCATATGGTTGTCCGTCAACAGATTCTTCAAACATCTCTTGCATTACTTTGACACCCATTTCGTCTGGCTTCTTAGGAAGGAAGTCGCTAAGATTGAATAAACCATTTTTATTCACGGCATCCATTTCTGCATCACCTAATGGACGATCTCTACGTGCCCAGTTAGATGTTGAGTAGTCAGCATACCCACCTTTTGATGTTTTGTTAAGACGGAAGTCTACACCAGCAGTATAATCTGTTGGCAATTCTTCCATATCAGGATCCATAAGCGCCTGCTTAATAATTTGGAAAATTTGTGGACCAATAATAAAACGTCTAATTGGATTTTCTGGAGTTGAATCTTCGCCGATTGGATTCTCAGTTACGAAACCTTGGAACACGTATGAACGCTTTTTCCAATATTTTCTACCCATGTCTTCAAGACTTGGATCTTTAAACCAACCACGAACTTCGTTTAGGATATTACAAGTATCACCATACATTTCCATACATGGTACTTGTACTTGAACAGGCTTACTACCTGCTTCACCTTTAACACTTGGAAAAGGCAATTTAATCATAAGTCTTTCTGTCCAGAAAAACGTATTGTTTTCGTTGCCGTCAGGAAGAAAACGTAGTGTTGCACTCTCGCCTTCCTTCATATTCCAAAATGGGTAAATTGCGTTATCGCCGCCGCCGCTTTGAGAACCACCTGTGCGTGATTCTTGTTCTTTCAGTTTTGCTCTGATCTCTGCTAATGATGCCATAATATATGCCTCCTGTAGTTTGCCTTATAGCCTTTGTGCCTAAATTTGTTAGTAGCACAGTTGTTATTATATACTAAACTACTAACAATGTCAAGTCTTTTTTGAAGAAAAACTTAAAAAACTTATAGTAGGGGTTTTATAGCCCTGCTAATGCTTTGATATTTAACAAATCTTTGTTGGTAGATACCGTTCTTTTGGTTTCTTCGATGCCTGCCGCTCTTTTTAAAGCGTTTATATCTGCTGTAACAGCCAATGTAACTTTTCCTGGCTCATGCTCTGCTTCCATTTCTTGCACTGCTGGACCAGTAATTACATCTTCATATTTTTGCATAATTTTTTCGATAAACTGCTTTGCTGGCTCAATAAATTTTTCACCATAGTCTTTTTCAACCATTGTCAATACTGCTGTTTCGCCTTTTGGAAAAGCACCTGTTTCTCTATCAAACAATGATAAAATCTTTTCTGGTAACGGCATTTTTTGTTCTTTTTCTAGTGTAATATCTTCTTCGTCATCATCTGGATGATCTATTTTATCACCTTTTTTCTTGCCGTCCATTTTTGCTTTGCGTACTGCGTGTGCAAATGCATTGCCTTCATCGACTAAATCTAAAGCATCTAATTTATCCATTATAAATTCATGTGGATCGCCATCTCTTGCTTTTTGTGTACCGTATGGCATTTCTTCTTGATAGTAACGGAATAAAGCAGTATACAATCCTGAAGCCATATTAATTTCACCTGCCTTCTTCATTCTTTCAACATCTTGTGGGTGTTTTGCCATTATAGCCATTACTTCATCTTTTTCCATGTCTTCATTTGTTTCTTCTTCGTCATCACCTTTTTCTTTGTCATCAACTGCTTTCTTCATTGGTTCTTTTTTGTCGCCATCACCATCAATGTCAATGTAGTCTGGTTTTGATTTCTCAGCAAACTGACCCATCATTTCTTCAAAGCCTGCATCAATGTCTGCTTCTGTTGGAATAGTTGATTCATCTGCAATTAAATCATGTTGGTGTTTTGAAAGTTCTTCCATAGAATCGAACTCGCCTGTTTTTTCACCGTTTCTATATGAGATAAACTTATCGCCTTTTTTCTCTGCCGCAAGTCCATACTTGTTCATTCCCATAGAGTCTGCTTCTTTATATCCTGCGGATTTTCCTTGATCGTCTAGTTCTGCTTTTCTACGCATAAGTTCTTTCTTTAATTTTTCATCTTTGTGTGTGTTAGGATCCATTTGAATATCTTGCAATGCTTTTTTCTTTGCTTGATAGTCTTCTTTGTCTTTAAGTTCTTCACCTAATAAATCTTCTGGTCCTAATTCTTTAACTTTGTTTGCCTCACTTACTAGTTTATATATGTAAGGGAACACACTCTTAAGTTCTTCATTGAACTGTTTGATTGTAAGTTGTGCAGTCCAATCAGTTGCAACATCTTCTGGAACTTCTTCAAGTACAACACTTTGGAAATTTTCAGTTGCTTCTTTGTAATATTTTTTGTTTTGTAATTTTGCTACTGTGTTTTTTACTGTTTCAATACGCTCGTTTACAACATCCATATAATCTGCAAGACCTTCAGCCATGACACTGCTTCTTGACATATATGTTTTGAATTTACGTAATTTGTTCATTTCTTCTGATAACCCTACAATGTGCTTACCAAAGTCATCGTACATGTTGCCGCCTTCTGCTACATGCATTGCCATTGCTCTAGCACCATTCAAATGTTTGTATGGATACTTAAAACGTTCGCCGTTTGCACTTTCAATATAAATGCTTCCAATTTTTTGTGAGCGTCCGCCTGCTAGTTCTTGGTTTATGTTTTCGCTATGCTTGACACAAATTCTTGCATCTGCTATATTCTGGTAACTAGTTTTGCTAGTTCCATACATTGTTGATTCTGTCATGGTGTTATCTCCGTTCTTATTAGATAAGAATTTGTAATCTCTCTTTTCTAAGTTAGACTTTTGTATGTCTCTTACTTCAAAGTTTAACATTCTTTTCTTGGCAAATACTCTTATTTCTTTTAAAAAATCGTACCATTTTGTTTTCATTGATGCGTTGTTTGAGTCAAATAAGTTTTCACTATACATTACAACAACACTATCTTCATCTAAACTAACACTAACTTTTCCACCTTGATCACCATATGTAAATTCATAAAAACGTGATTCTGCAGGGTCATTAGTAGTAATACCTTCTTCATTACCTATCGTGATGTTTTTAAATCTACCACGTAGTTTAGAAAACAGTTCTTCGCCAATTTTATTTAAGTCTTTCATGCTAATATTTATCAATAATTGTTAGTAACGAAGATTGGCATTGGCTCAACATAGTCACCATGTTGCTCTGCTTGGTTGAAAGTATCGTAGATTCTTGGATCCCAATCTTTTAATACATCCATCATTCTTATGGCTAATAGCGTTGCACTGATGAGATCGTCTGTTTGTCCTAGTTTTGCCTGGTAACTTGAGCCAGTTGCTACATAATTTTTAAGTTCAGTCACCATAGGTTTACTATGTAATATCATTTTATCATTTTCTATCATAGTTTTCAGCCTACTACAAGCAGTCACTTTTGAACTATGTGTGGTATTAAATCCTTTACGGAACTTTCTCACATGCCCTTTTCTTATGGGTTCACTTACAAATAGTCCTGGTATATTTTCTTCACCAAAGTCATTTATAACAATTAAGGCCGCTTCCCCTAATCCATTGTTTTCAACACTCCAATAAATGCTATTTGCATCTCCTGTTTCTTTTTCTATATGCTTACAAATATCAGTCATAATACGAATTTGTGCTGGGATCGCAGTTTGATTATGTTGCCATTCGGCAACTTGCTCATAACTTGGTAGTTCAAAAACTTGTATAGCGGCATTGTCTCCACCTGTACCCATACTAGGATCAAGTGCTACTGCATATGTAAACTCTGGACTAGGTTTTTTATACCAACGTGTTTGTCCCATATTAATAATAGGATTACCACCTTCCATTGCCGCAAGTTTTATTGCATTTATTAATGTTTCGTCATAAACTAAAAATTCACATTCGTATTCACGTCGGAATCTTTCTTCGCCTATACGCCCTAGTTCTTCAGCCTTCCACGTTTCATCTCTGTCAGGATGTTCTTGCCAGTAACTCCTAAAACTATGAAATCCGTTTTTACCTAATTCTTGTTCGTTACCGTGCTCGTCAAATTTATCTTCTGCTTGTTTCCATATGGTAGCAAATGTATCTTCGTCTGAGTTAGGAGTACTTGTAAGAATTGCACGACCACCAGTTGCTAGTGTTGGAGATATAGAAGTCCAAAAATCTGTAGCAACATTAGGTTGTACAAATGCAAACTCGTCACAGTATAATAATGATATACTCATACCACGTCCTGTGTTGCCTGTTGTTGTAGCACTTACAATACGTGAACCATTTTCAAATTCTATACTTCCTTTATTGTAGTTTGTAACTCCTGCTCTAATATGATCTGCACACATTTCATATCCATATCTAATACGTTGCATGATTTCTTGAGCACCTGTGTATTTGTGTGCGGCGATTAATATAGTTTGGTCAGGTACAAACATAGCAAACCATAACAAATATATTGCGGCACAGGTTGTTTTACCTGTTTGTCTAGGCAACATGTTAACATTGAATCTATAATCATGATAACTTTGAAGCAATCTTGTTTGATATTCATATGGATCGAACAGCAATTTTCCTCTTACTGGATGCTGTATATACGCAAAGTTTCTAGCAAAAAAATCGTAGCCTTTTTCTTTGTCGCTACATTTTAATAGTTGCTCAACTTGCTCATTTGTAAATGTTTCTCTTTTATTGGCTTTTTTAATTAAAACGCCGTCAAGTGATTTGCTCATAGTAATATTTAGTGAAAAAAATAGGGCCGTTAGGCCCTATTGAGTCTGGGGGGAATTAGCCGCAGTGTGCCGCGAAAAGTTTTTCAAAATCACCTTTACCACAGCCATATTTTTCTGCTACTTTGTCAAACATTTCTGTTTTTGAACAGCCGCTTGCTTTAAGTTTTTTCATTTCGCCTACGCAACCTGATTCATCAAATGAACCGTCACCGTCTTTACCGCTTTTTTTAAATTCTTCTTTACCTTCAGCCATTTTGTTGATTAATGCATCTCTCAATGCCGCCTGTAATTCTTCTACAGCCATTGCATTATCACCATCTTGTGCTTTTGCATATTGTTGCTTCTCGCGATTTGATCCGCCTGA